TTATTTAAAGTGAAAATATAGAATTTGTTCACCTTTTATTTTTACAATAGTAGCACCTATAATTGTATAAGTAATACCATCAATCAAATCTAAACTTTCAATATCTTCTTTTTTAAACATTCTCATTTTATCATCACTTTCCAATCGGTATTCAACACAATTGAAATTATTTATCGTTATTGAATGTTCATTTTTTAATACTATCTCACAATTCACTTTATCATCGCTCCTTTAAAGACAATGTTATCATGCAAATATTTTATCATTCAACTAATACTGCAAATATAGTTAATGTTTGATTCATTCCGTTGTCATTTGTCACAGAACTTATATTATATTTACTCCCCTTATATTTAACTTGGTGATACGTTTCAATACCTTTGCGATAACGAATAATAAATCGTATTGGCTCTTCATTTATAGTAAATCCTGCGTCTGCATATTCCGATCCTTTCAACGTTTTAATATCTGCCCAAGGTTTAGCTATAACTGTGGTAATCATTCCCTCACCAGGCATAAAAGCGTCAGGGTTTTCTCTTTCTTCTATAATCTCAATTCTGTTATTAAAATGATATGCCATTGTTTACCTCCTTAATCTCTCAATCAGACTTTTTTGTCCATTCGAACCTAATCAATTTTGATTAAGTACGTGCTCATTTTTGACCGTGTACATTTACATGTTGCTTATCCTTTTCTGACTAACCAATATCTTACATCGCTCTTAAAAAACTTTCATAGTTATCAAATAAGCCTACATATGCATCTAATAAGGACGCTGTACCATCTATACGACGTTTAGGCGATTGATTCTTCACAGGTACAATGTTGCCGTTTCTGTCGGTCTCTATGCCTGTATTTGTCAAACACCATTTTAATATAGGGTGGTTATTGTAATTCACTTTATGTTTCTTTAGATCAGCCCCTAAATTCTGCATAGGCAAACTTAATGTTTTTGCACCCTGTGGCGTACGTACCATTTTAAAGCCGTGTCCTTCCATCTCATCAACCCAATACCTTGCTGAATAGTTATCATAATAAATCCACAGTGGCGTTATTTCATAATCCTCTATCATTTCAACAAACCAATCTGTGATGTCGCTGTAATTAATCGTATTGCCACGACATAGACGTAACAAGCCTTGCTCATGCCATTTGTCATACGGTATCTTGTCATTGTCCACACGTTCCCTCAGATTGTCCTCAGGCAACCAATACATCTGATGGACATAGCGCATTTCAGTATCTGGATCTACAAATAAAAGTGTGGCACAACTGAGGTCTGTGGTAATTGAAAGGTCAGCGCCTCCAATGGCGTACCAATCAGCAAAATCTTTAATATCAAATATAGCTGTATTGTTAATTTGTTCAAAGGTCAACCATGCATTATGGCTAGTTTCACGTACGTTGAAATCTTTGGTGAGTATGCCTGTAAGATTGTTTGCGTCGTTTTCTGCACGTGCTACTTTACGCTCTAAATCTTCAACACGTTTCGATATATTAAGAGACGGGTTCGCTTTCTGCCAACATTCAGGATTTTTATATTCGCTTTTCTTATCCATTTCATACATAATCGGTAGGAAATTATCATCTTTAAAATTACCATCTACCACATTACACGCATATTCATATAAATCATCAAAGATGGTTCCCCTATGAGTACCTGCTGTGGTAATCATAATCAGTAATGGCTGTGTACGCGCAGATTGTGATTGTTTCATCACTTCGTAAAGGTTTCTGTCTTGTATAGAATGCAGTTCATCAATCACGACCAAATGTGCATTCAAACCATCTAATGAGTTTGAGTTCTTACCCAGTGACTGCATTTTAGAGAAGTTGTGACTGAAATATAAATCACTCTTGCGTTTTCTGATGTTACGGCTCAAATCTGGGCTTTGTTTAATCATCTCATGCGCTTGGTCAAATAAGATATTCGCTTGGTCACGTTTCGATGCAACTGAGTATACCTCTGCCCCGCTTTCTCCGTCTGCAATCATCATATATAAAGCGATAGCTGATAACATAGTTGTTTTACCATTCTTACGTGCGACATAGAAGAATGATTCAGTATAACGGCGTTTGCCTGTCTCTTTATCTACGAAGCCGAATAGCGCCGAAATATAGGCTTTTTGGAACAAGTCCAGTATTAAAGGCTTGCCTGCAAGTTCACCCTTTGAATGCCTGCAGAACGTTTCTATGAACTTAATAGGACGTTCTGCTTTAGCATGATCATAAATATATTGAGGGTGGTTGTACATATCATCAATCAATTTTTCATATTGCTTGGTGATACGTTTAGATGCCACAATCTCCCTGCTTTTGATTTGGCGGTAATATTCTTCAATGTAATTAAGCATTGTTGACAAAATCCATAAATGCGTCGGATTCTTCTACGTTATCAGGTAATAACGTCAGCAATTGTTTGTATGTGGCGTTGTATTTAGTCACAGTTGTATTGTAAGCCTTCATTGCGGGGTTCTCTTTAAGATATGACTGTTCACCTTGTGTAAAGATATATGTTGCACCATGTTCGCGTACAGTATGCTTTAGTTCTTCCATTGTCGCTTTCATAAAAGTTAATTCTTCTAATAGGTCGTAAGCAATATGTTTGTTACTAACACTATTTTCATCAATATACTTCTTAAGTTTTTGTAAATTAATTGATTTCATATTTAATTACTCCTAACTTTATTTTTAGTTACCCCTAAACTTTGAAAAGTCGGATGGAGGAAAAGAAGGCCCCACCGCCGTCTCCCTGATGTGTACAATTACACTTTAGTATAAGGGGTACTTATTTTATTTATTCTATAATTTTATTATATTACCATACTCATCAAACGCTAATGCCTCACTGATTGCCGGACTGCCAAAGTGTTCTTGGTTGTGGCACGTTTGGCATAACGCTTCTAATACATCGTGATTCAATGATACATGCGGATTCTGGTAATTATCTGCGTTCAAATGTACTTTGTGATGACAGATAGAAGCTACATCACCGCAACGCTCACATATATAATGTTGTTGTGCCATATAACTGTCTCTGCACTTTATCCATCGACTGCTTTTATAAAAAGAACGCGGAATACTCCTAGCCATCATATTCACGTCCTAATGCGGTTAAGGACACTAACAAACTATCAATCGTACGTTTTAATCGCTCGCTATCTTGTGTCTGTGGATCAAACCATAGTTGCAATATGAACTTAGCTGTTGTCTGTGCTAATGGTTGTACTGGTTCATCTAACCAATCACGCCCAGTAGTCAAGTACAAGTAGTTAGGTATCGCTTCAATCAATGGCTCGATAATCTCATCGTTGTAATCTCCATCAACTCTTAAAGCATTGCGTGCATCTTCAATAGATATAATCATTGTGTTCACTCCTTTATAAATAAAGGACACCAGCTAATCACTGATGCCCTCACTGTTTTGTGTTTACGCTGTAGGTGTAGAAGTTGTTGCTGAACCTGATAACTTCACGAATGCCTCATTAACTAATACGCGTGTGTCTGCTACCGCCATTGCTCGATAGTCAATCAGACCAGAACGGAATGAAGATTCACGTGAGCTTTCAAGCATAATACCTTGTGGCAAGTTATAACCGATATAGTTATAGTCACCTAATAGAATTGTACCGTCTTCGATATTGTCATCAATGATAACGGGTTTTCCAAAGATATATCCCACATTCTCACGTTGTGTATCTTGGATAAAGATAGGTCTTTCGTTCGCGTCCATCACACCGTATACTTGGTTATATAATGTGGCGTTGCTCATTGCGAACTTAGCATTTTGTGCATAACCACGTGCTAACATACCTAACGCTTTTGTGAAGTCTGTATATTTGCCTGTCAATGATAAGCTGTTTGTATCGTCCCATGTGATACCTGTCAAGATACCTTGTCCTTGGTTCGTACCCGTACCATTGATTAGAGCGTATTCAATTGCTTCAACAACACAGTTAGTCAATTCTTCAACAAGATATGATTCGAAAGCTGAGATTGACATTGTTTTAGCTTTAACTGAGATACTGAAAATTTTAATAATCTCATTCGCTTCAAATGATACGGCTGTTGTTACGGCTTTGTCTGCTTCGACGTATGCACCTTCTGTATGCCATTCTGCGCGTTCTTGTGGCGTACTAATTGGGATACGGATTTTTGTAGGCATATTGAATGAACGTACATTAGCTAGTAATCCGCCTTGTGTTCTAGCACGGCGAATGACTTCATTTAAAGTTGTTTCGGGAATTACCGCACTGGCATTTGATGATGATGTAAACTCATCTGCGCGATGTTCAGTTTTTTGTAAATCCATTGCATGATTGAATGTACGTTGTTCCACATTAGATAAATCTTGTCCTAACATTGTTTTGAAGAATGCTGATCTGTATTCTTCTGAACCAAAGATATTTTCTTTGGGTACATCATGATTTTTAAATTGTTGTCCTGTAATTGGATTATATGAACGTTGTTCCACTTGTTCCTGCTCCTTTTCTTTGATATTTGCTTTCGCTTGGTTTAAACCTTCGATTTCTACGTTTAACTTAGTTACATCTGCCTCAGGGTCATTCTCAATTGTGCCTCTGATTTCCCCAGCGCGTGTTTCAATATCTTCAAGCGACGCATTGCGATAATGGTTAAATGCTTCTTGTACTGTATTGAACATATTATTTTAACTCCTTCATAAATAGTTTATTTAGATTGATTTTTGCTTTTTTTATTTGCTGTTGTCTTATTTCTGCTTCCTGCATTTGACTTCTTGCTTCAACAGATGTTTCTGAATAAGCAGGGAAGTTTACCACAGAAAACTCTAATACTTTATCTATTTTAGTTATTGTGCGTGTTCTTGTTTCTACATCGTATCGACTGCCGTCTGATACAGTAAATCCAAAACTAACGCCCGACATATCACCACGTTTGATAGATTCATAGACGGAACGGGCTTCTTCGGTATTTGCCAATACTGCCCTGAAATGCATGCCTGCATCATCTCGCCATATTTTCATCGTCTTAGGAGATTTAGCTAATGGTAAACGGTTATGATCATGTGACACCAATAAACGTGTGTCATTGAACTTCAAACCGTCCAGCGCATTACGTTTGATGATTTCAGTATATGAACCTGTTGGTGTATTAATCAGTGCAGGTTTATCAAAGACAATAGCTGTACCTTCAAGCACCATTTCATCGTCTCGAGTTTCTGCTTGTATTTCTGCACTTCTAATCTCTTTCATCAGGTGTCGCCTCCTTATCTCCGATTTGATATTGTTTTGCTAATTGTTTTTCTATATAGTTCAAGGATTGTATGCGTGAATCGCCGTCATCGCCTTCAACATGAGACAGATTCATTAAGTCCCTTGCTTCATTGATTGTTAATAATCCTAGTGGCAACAACTCTTTAATCACAGTAGCTTTTGATTTCGTACTCGCATACTGCAGACGTGACGCTTCAAAAATAATACGGTTGCTGAATGCCTGTTCACGTTCGGTAAATACCTTATCTGTCAATTCTGAGGATAACTGTATGGCGAATGGTTCAATGATAGATTCATAGAATGATTGCCATTGGTCTTCACTATAGTTACCTGTGATTATAGCTTCATTAATGCCTAGATAGTCATATATCTTTTGTTTGACGGCTTGAATTTGTGGCGTTTCAATATCAGCCTCATTCAAACTTAACGGGACATAATCCAAAGTAGCATCTAAAGGAATGACACCCCCGTTATTATCCATCGTCATATAATTGTTCATGAACTCATCTTTGGCTTCTTTCAGCTTTTTAGGTGCTAATGTCTGATTGTATTTCAACAAGCCTCTGATTTGTGCTGAGTTCTTAATACTATTGCTTAAACCTTCTTGTTGCGTATAAGCAAGATTCAATGTATTCATAATAGCGTCGTTGGTATCGCCCAAGAGTTCATTTGAATTGAAATGACGACGCAACACCGCTATTTCTGAATGATGGAAATGTACAATATCCCCATTGTTAAACATGAATTTCAAATACATTTCACCTGATCCGTCTACCACATACTCAACACTTGAAGCTGATAAAGGATATAATCCGCTGAGATTACCTTTTGTGTCCTTCTGAATTAAGATAAAAGCGTTGTTGTATAAATAGTAATGTGTCGCTAATTTATATAAAAAGTCATATCCGCTCATATAAGGATTCGGACGATTGCTTAATATTCGATTGATTTTTGAATAGTTATCATCACGCATACCATTTGCGACATGCTTACCGGATAACTTGGCAATGTGTCGGGCGATGGTATCAACTGCACTGCGATATATTTCATTACTCCATGCGTCCCCGTTGAAACTGCCTAATGCGCGAAAGTTGCCCGTTAACATTTCATATTGTTTTGTTGCTTGTTGTTCTAATTGTTTGATTCCAAGTATCTTGTCTAACCACTTCGGCACTTTTTTTCACCTGCTTTCTATTAATGAGAACACTAGTTCTTTTTTAGTACATACGTTCGATTTATTTATCTAAATTATACCACACTAGGGTATATAACGCTAGTTGTGGCAAGGGATTGGGCGTTATTTATATATCCTCATAACTTTTTGTGTTGGGATTATATTTCTTTATCATGCCAGCATGAGTTGCTTCATTAATTTCGCCTGTACTACCGCTATCACAGAATACAATCTCTCCGTTATTCTTTAGAGCCATACAAACTATAAGTGAGTAAAATATACCTTGTTCATCTTCCAATTCAAAATATAGGTTTTCAGGTGCTGGCATTATTTGAACAAATTTATATTTTGATACATTAGGGTTTAACTTTCCTAAACTTTCGTAATTACACATTTTATTTCCTCCTTTTTTTACTGGGACAGAATATGGGACAGAATTTTAAGGCTTCTGTCCCACCCTTTAGCCTTACTCTCACAATGGATTTAGTAATTTCACATGGGGTGGGACAGAAAAATTCTGATAAACTTTTATATACATATGCTGTAAGGTATTTATTTAAATAAAAGTATTTTCTAAAAAAACTGTCCCACTGTCCCACCTGTGATTAAAAACGTTGTCATATCAACAGTTGTAAGACTTTTTGAATATAAAAGTTCTGTCCCACTTTGTGTCCCACATACAATGTATTAATTATAATAAACGTTGTCATATCAACAGTTTTAACAATTTTCATTTCTCGATAGTTCTGTCCCACTTTGTGTCCCACATACAACTTTATATTTTTGTATACGATCTAACTCGATCACCCTCATCTAACAAACCAACATTAAAGTGACCAATTTTTGAACGCAAATCATTAATTGAATAATAACGTGGTCTACCTTCTTTCCAGCTATTACCTAAATACTCTTTAAAGGATTTATGGAATTTTCTTTCGGATAAATGCAGAAAACCATTATTCTCACAAAAACTTTTATATTTGTCATAAACAATTGATTTAGGCACTTTGTCTATATTCCATGTATCAAACTCTTCTACTTTAAAATCATAAATCGGGTCGTTATCTTGCATATATTCATCTAACATTTCATCTGATACTCTAGGTGTAATAAATTTTTTGAAATCTAAATTAATTGCTTTATATAATATATATTCTAATACTCGCTTGTCATTTAAATATTCCTCTTTAATTCGAACATTTTCTTTTTGCCCATTAAAGTTTGCTTTAAAAGGCACAATCAATAATCTTCTAATAATTCCGTCAGTTTTATCTTTAAATTTAGGCATTCCATTGGTCGATTGTATAACAGTACATCTGAAAGACGCTCTGTAAGGTTGTCTATTCTTCACATTCACTAAAACATAATCACCTGTGACGACACTTTTAAAGTTAGATGAATCATCAATGTGAATACCTACAGGAACATCATCACCAATTACACAAGTTTTACCTTCAAGTACACTTAATTTAAATTCATGATCAAATTCATTAACTTTTAAGCTTGCTACATTGTCAGCACCAATTAAGTTTGAAAGCATTTCTTGGAATGTACCCTTACCATTGTTACCTTTACCTACTAAAAATATTGCTTTCTTTCTAGTGTAGTTACCATTTAAACTATCGTTGATAACTTGCCATAGTAGCGTTGATACTTCCATATCACCACATGCAATTTCATCAAGCCAATTATCAAAATCCCAACCGTCTATACGTGGTGGTTTAGGTTCGCTTACATAATTGGTAGATATTTTAGTTGTGAATATATAATTGGGTGTAAAAGATTCTAATTTTTTTGTTTTTCTATTAAAAACACCATTATTTACTGGTATCAAATCAGGATTATTAGTTAAAGGTATTACATCAGCTTTATTTTTTAGGTAATATATAATTTCCTCAGCTTTTTTCTCTGGGTGTTTGGGTTCTAGCCAAGAAATAATACGCTTTATAATACCGTAATTTTGGGTGTATATACCTTCACTACTTAAATACATTGCCAATTTTGAGTTTTCTTGAATATCTTCAATTAATATGAATTTCATTAAATTATCTAATATCACTGCACACCTATGTGAAGAAATACGATCAGGACATTTACCGCCTTTACCGTTTTCAGATTGTTCCTTTTCAAATACCTCTTTAATTCTTTGCCTTTCTTCTCGTCCGACGTTTTTTATCATTTCTTTTAACGATAGTGGGGAATGACTGGAATTAGGCTCATATACCGTACTTTGATGTTCAATTGCAGTATCAAGTTCATTTTCGCCCCATGTTGTATTACCTCTTTTGTCATACCATTTATTTGTTAAATTATTATAATTTAAAAAGATACGCTCCATTTGTTGCTTGTCTTTGCCAGTATAAAAAGCTAGATAGTGTAATAAACTTTGTACGGCTTCACTCGGACTATCGAAATTAGCTTTCTCATATTCACCTTGTAATAATAATTTAATCTTTTTACCTGCCACAGAGTTGAGCATTAAATTAATGACCTCTTTATCTGTAAAAATGCTATGGTTATTTTCATTACTCACGTAACTTATTTTTATATCTGGTTTAAAATATCTTTCTACAATGTTATTAATGGTTACTTGTTCTTCGCATATTTCACTCTGTCCGATTGATTCCCCTGTAACTGTCATAAATCTTGAATTATCATACAATTCAATATCTAAATCGGTACGCTTTTTCTTACGCTCTTTCGGTAATTCACCTTTAAAGAAACAATGAAGACCTGTACCGCTCGGACTTAATTCACAATATGTGAGTTGTACCATTTCATGAGCTAAATCTGTTTTTAATTCATTAGTTTCACGATCAACTGCGTTATCAATATCTAATACGATATATTCATCGTCATCACTTAATACAAAGCCGATACCGTCGTATTTATTATTTTGTTCATACAAAGTGTAAATAGGATTAAATAGTGTCCATGTATCTTTTTTAGTAGAGCTAGCACGGTAACCAGCAAAACTATATGGCACTTTGCTAAATTGTTGTTGTTTTTCGTTCCACTCAGCACGCCACAATACCCATTTTGGCAATTCTTTTAATTGCTCGGGTATTTCTAGCGTGTTGATTTCTAGTATTTTATCTTTCTCTTTAATTGCCATTAAATCACTCCTTAGTACTTTAAAAACAAAGCACAAAATGGTAAAATATACCTAAGTATAAATAAGCCATTCTATGCTTGTTTTTATTAAATACACTGTCTACGCGTTATCAGTTCCGTTTGCCGACTTCACTGATGACGCTTTTTCTATTTCGTGAAACTTTTGAATGAGTTCGTCAAATTCCGATAAATAGTAATACATCAGATCTAATGTTTGATCGTGGTGAATATTAGCCTCTTTGTAACCATGTGCGTAAAGTAATAATTGTTCTTTTGTTTTAGGCACATCGTTGTATTTGAAAACTTCTTCACCGAACCACGCGTGTGTTTGAGCTAAGTCCTCGAATTTATTTTTTATAATTTCAATTTCATAAAATAAGTTTCTAATATCACAATTCATTATTCGTTCTCCCCTTTGTTTTTAAAATTTTTATCTAATTGTTTCATTTGTTCGTCATACTCTTGTGAAAGACCTTCAAATATATCTATTTCATGGTGTAAATCCTCTATAATCATCTCTTTAAAATGCTCAAATGCTTTGATTTCATCTTCATCTGATAAATGTGTTGTTACATATAAGTTGAGAGATTGAAACATTTCATAATGTGCTTTTGCTCTCCCATATGCATGTCTGACTTCACCATACTTTATTGAAAATTCTTTCATTTCTTCTAATTTTTCTAAAATATCCATTCTTAATTACCTACCTTTTTCTTATTTTTAAGTTCTAAAATTCTGCTAATATCAAGCTCTAGACACGCGATATAAATATCTTCGCTGACTTCTGGGAAATGCTTTTTAAAAACGTCTGGTGCGATGTTGAGTAGTAGATTGTGGTCAGTATCCTTGATGTTGTACCAACCTACAACTGACTTAGTAATAATCACTTGTTGTTTCATTTCAGTTACCTGCTTTCTAAAAAATTCGATTGTGATTTTCTTCGATGTATTGCTTCATATACTTAGCGACAAAAGACCAATGGTCATTTTTATGTGCTGGTGCATGCGTGAATTCTGCGATTTTCGATTGGTGCTTTGGATGCAGCAGCAACTTCTTCAATAATGTATTTCTGCTTTTGTTTGTATGCGCCATGAGATCGTACATCGTCCACAGTGTCTTATGTTCAAGCAGTGCAGTTGTGTAATCTTTTTCTTGTTCCATATTTGCCACCTCCTTATGCCATTTGTTGTTTATTATTGTATTTGTCATAAATGTGCTTGCTTACTGATAAAGGAAGATTATACTTGGCAACAAATACCATAAATTCTACGGTATCATTTAATACTTGTTGTCGTAACTCCAGCATCTCTTTTGTCATTTCTTCCTTTTGAATCATCTTACGAAAGCCGAACACATTTGAAACTGCTTTGTTGCTAATTGTTTGAGCTTTACAATAATCTTTTCTAGAAACGGCTTCAATGCCATTCTTCAAATTATCCATCGCTTCTTTTTGCTTTTCTTTGTCCAGCATGCGAAATACTTCATATTCTTTAAGTCCTGTGGATTGTCGTAATTCAAACAGCACATCACAAATCCAGTCTTGGAAATCTTCAGCTTCAGTTTTGTTAGATCTCATTACAAGACGATAAATACCTTTTTCGTTAATAACCGACATACATTGTTCTCCACCAAGGGTACGCACTTTGTGTGTATCCTTTACATGATTAGGCAGTACTCTAATTGCTGTGTAACTATCTCTAAAACCTAATACCTTCGCTACATCTCCAGCTACTGCCCAATATTCACCGTCTTTTTCAATAAACCGGATTTCTTTATTATTGAATAGTTGTTTAATCATTGGTTAAGCCTCCTTTTCTTTTAACATATTCATAAGTGCTTGTTTTGGCACTAAAATTTTACGCCCTAAACGGATACTTGGTATTTCTTTCTTTCTAATCAACTTGTACGTATGATGTTCATTCAAGCGTAATAATTCAGAAACTTCTTTGACTGTCAAATACAT